CCCGTGGCCTCACCGTTGACGACCTTGGACACGTTGAGCGTCTTGAGGCTCGTATTGCCGACATCGACAACGGCATTGCTGTAGCACGTCGCTCTGAGGAGCGTCAGGCACAGGTTGCTGAGGCCGCACGCGGTTTCGTTCCTGCTGTCGAGTCTCGTGACGATTCTGCGATCCTTCGTAGCATTGCTATGGGCGAAATGCGTGGTCACGAGTTCCGCGCCGCACTGACCCCGACTTCGGGCAGCGGTGTGGTTCCCTACTCGTTTTTTGACCAAGTCTTCACGTTCCTTCAGAACAGCAACCCGCTGTTCACCACGTCCACCATCATCAACACAACTGGTGGCAACACGCTGCAGATCCCCAAGGTTACGGCTGCGGGAACTTACGCGCTGACCGCTGCTGGTTCTGCTATTGCTGAGTCAAACCCGACTCTCAGCCAGTTGAACCTTGGTGCGTTCAAGTATGGTGCGCTCGTTTCGCTCAGTAACGAGATCATCGCGGACTCGGGCGTCAATCTTCTCGATCTCGTGGCACGCATCAGCAGCCGCGAAATTGCATTCGACGCGGGGGCTGCACTTACCACGGGTACGGGAACTGTTGAGCCTACGGGTATCGTCACGGCGAGTTCGCTTGCTGTTACGGGAACCGCTACTGGTGGTGTGCCAACCTACGAGAACCTGGTTGACCTGACTTACTCGGTAGCCGGTGACAACCGCGCATCGTACGGGTTCATGGTTTCCACGACTGCTCTTGCTGCTATTCGCAAGATCAAGGACACGGCTGGTAACTTCATTTTCGCACCGTCAATTTCGGTTGATGGCCGCGATTACCTGATGGGCAACGTGATTCACGAGAACGCTTCGATGGCTGCTGTTGCTGCAACTGCCGCCTCGAAGTCAATCGTGTACGGAAAGCTTGACGACTTCATTATTCGTCAGGCTGGAGGCATCCAGGTGGCCCAGAGCCAGGATTACGCCTTCAACCAGGACGTTACGACGTTCCGTGTGACGTGGCGCGGAGACTCCGGTCTTGGTGCTGCCAGCGTTGTTCACTTCCGTGGTGGTACTGCCTAAGCGGTTGTAAAAACTGAAATCCCCCCGGTGTTGTAGGTTCACCGGGGGGATTTCTTTTGTCTGTGTTTAGCCGTCGCTCATTTGTGCGTGCCACTCGAGGGCTTCCGTAAAGTCTTCATCCCATGCAAGATCGCAACGTGGGCCACCTTTGCGGTCATCCCATAATGCGTTGTGAATCTGCATGATGGATTTGGTGTCAATAACAATTCCTGCAAGCCGACAGGTCAGCACGAGATTTTTGAGTTCCTCGTTGCTCAGCCGTTCAAGTCGTTCGTTTCTGTTGACGCCGTGAATGTTCATGGTTACTGAGATGTTCATTGGTTTCCTTTTCTTTGAGGGGCTGCCTGCCCTATATGTGTAATGGTAATCGCAGGTCTGCCCAATATGCAACATTTTTGTGACTAAACTTTTGGCATGACCTACGAACAAATAGATGGCCTCATTTCACTTGTGTCCAATTCACCCGGACAGGCAACCGGTTATGGGCAACAGGGTGCAATGTTGGTGGAGAAGATGGTGCGCCACGGTATCAAGGTGGCGGCACTCAGTAACTACGGACTCGAGGGTTCGCCTGGTGAGCTTGAGTTTGCTGGTAAGAAGATCCCTCATTACCCTCGAGGGTTCAAACAGTATTCGGACGATGTGATCCAGCCGTGGCATGAGGATTGGGTGGGGCAGAATCCGGGCGTGCCCGATGCGGTGTTGACACTTTACGACGTGTGGGTTTACAACGATGTGCCGGCGCGTAATGATTTCCCGGCGAAGTTCATCAGTTGGGTTCCGCTTGACCATTGCAGTTTGCCCCCGGCGGTTGCGAAATGGTTGTTGAGGCCGAACGTTACGCCGGTGACGATGTCACCACATGGGCAACGCCAACTTGAGGCGGCAGGTATTGCGTCAACGTATATTCCGCACACCATCGACACAAAGGTGTTTAAGTACCGCGAGACGATGAGCGACGGTGTCAAGGCGCGCGACTATCTTGGGGTGAAACCTGACGAGTTTTTGGTGGGCGTGGTGAGCGCGAATAAGGCAAACCAGATCGTGCATCGCAAGGCATACTCAGAACTGATTTTGGGGTGGTCTATCTTTCTGAAGTCTTACCCGAAATCGAAACTGTATATCCATACCGAACCGTCTGGGATCATGGGCGGGTTTGACCTGCCGGTTTTGTTGCAAGCGTGTGGAGTCCCACCTGAGAGCGTGATTTTTCCGGAGCGTGACCGTTTGCGGAAAGGCTACTCGCAGGAGGATATGGCTTCCCTTTACAGCGCGTTTGACGTGTTGGCTAATCCGTCGTATGGAGAAGGTTTTGGGATTCCTGTCATTGAGGCACAGGCGTGTGGTACTCGTGTCATTGCGTCCGGGTGGGCGGCGAGTGCCGACCTGGTGGCTGAGGACGGTTGGTTGTTGCAGGGTGTTCCGTTTTGGGATGAACCGCAAAAGGCGTGGTGGCAGATACCACTGGTGGATTCCATTCACAATGCTCTTGTAGAGGCTTACAAGGCCCCTCGTGGGTCGTCTAAGGTTGCTCGTGAGTTCGCGTCCCAGTTCGATGCTGAACGGGTTTGGAAGTGGGGTTGGTTGCCGTTCTTGAGGGAGTATTTTGCTAGTTGATTTTGTTTCGTATTCGGGTGAGGCTGAAATGTTGCAAGCGCGTCTGCAACACATGGAGGCCGATTTGACGATTGTTTATGAGTCCACACGTTCGTTCACCGGGCTCGAGAAATCGGTGTCTGATTTGAGTGGCCTTGAGGACGTGTTGCATTACGTCGTGGAGGGTGGCACTGATCCGAACCCTTGGGCGAACGAGTATGCGTTTCGACGTGAGGCGTTCGCCTACCTGCTCGGGTTGGGTTTGCCGGATGATGCTCTCGTGGCCGTGTGCGATGTTGACGAGTTCCTTGATCTCGAGCTGATACGGCCTGAGTTGTCGGTTTGGAACATAACCAAATATCAAATGTCGGCGCGGTGGTTTCAGCAAGTGGAGTGGGCTTCTCTTTCGGGTGCGCTAGGGCATTTCAAAGATGCGGACATTGTTGACTTAATCCGCACGCGCGAGAACCTGTTGCCGATTCGTGGCGGTTGGCACTTCTCATCTTTTTTGAGTCTTGAGGATTTGCAAACGAAATGGCGCAACTTCTCTCATCAGGAATTGGTGCGCGAGAACATGGATGACTGGGTTGAGAAGTGTTGGTTGGAGGGTTTGGCGGTGGAGAACGGTAACCCTATGACACAACTTGCTGACCTGCCTGACCTGCCCGCTGCGGTGTTGGATGGCCCCGCGTTTTGGTTTAGGGGACGTAATGATTCCTAGCATGATCGTGCCCACGTTGACACGGCATGACCTACTCACTCAAATGTTGAAAAGCATTGACTACCCGGTGGGGTTGCTCATCATTATCAACAACCACCCGAACGCCAATTTCGAGGGCACTGATTCAATACCGGATTGTGTAGCGGATTATCGGGTGTTGAATATGCCCGCAAATCTTGGGTGTGCTGGTTCGTGGAATCTTGGTATCAAACTGCAACCGTTTGCCCCGTGGTGGTTGGTGGCGAGTGATGATGTGGTGTTTCAGCCTGGCGCGTTGGAGAAGTTTGCGGGCGAGTGTTGGCCGGATCGGTTGACGATTTTGGATGAGTGGCCGCACTATCAGTTTTTTGGTGTGGGTGAGAACGTGGTGGCTGAGGTGGGTTTGTTCGATGAGAACCTTTACCCGGCGAACTTTGAGGACGACGATTACCAGCGACGGTGTGAGGTTGCGGGCGTCGAAATCTATCGGGCAAGCGCGCCACATTTCCACGTGAAGCAGGGGACGGTTCACGCGACTGAGTGGGCGGCGCAAAACGCGCGAACGTATAACGCTAATGAGGTTTATTTTGTGCGGAAGGTTGACCGTGACGACGTGACTGCGGGCGAGTGGTCTCTAAAGATTCGACGTGCAAACGATTGGGGTGACTGACGGCGCACCTGTTTTCTGGGTGTGACGCGGTAAACTAGAAGCATGGCTATCACTAACGGGTATTGCACGCTTGCTGATTTGAAGGCGGCGTTGCGCGTGCAGGATTCCATTGACGATTCTTTGCTTGAGTTGGCCATTGAGTCGGCCAGCCGGGAGATTGACGGCTATTGTGAGCGCGTGTTTTACAGCACGTCGGGGACGCGCGTTTATGCGCCAACAAACATTTACACAGTGACCACTGACGACATCATTTCTGTGACGACTCTGAAAAGTTCCAGTGACGGTGTGACGTATGACATCACCTGGCAGACAAGCGATTATCAGCTTGAGCCGTTGAACGGTGTCGCCGGTGGACTTGTTACGCCTTACACTCGTATTCGCGCCACGGGTAATTACTTGATGCCGTCTTTCTCGGCGGGCACGTTTTATGAACTTGAGGCTTTGATTCAGGTGACGGGTGTGTTTGGTTGGTCTGCTGTTCCCGCGGCTATCCGTCAGGCGACGGTGATTCTTGCTATGCGTTTGTTTAAGCGTTTGGATGCGCCTTTGGGCATGATCAGCAATGACCTTGGTTCTATGCGTGTGGGGCGGTTTGATCCGGACGTTGAGGCTCTCGTGGCTCCGTTCCGTAAGGTTGGTGCGGCCTAGTGGCTATTGCTGAGATTCGTGCCGGGTTGGCTGCGAACATTGCCACGATTCCGGGGTTGCGTGTTGCTGCCGAAATCAAGGACAACCCGTCGCCACCTATCGCCGTGATTAGCCTTAATAACATTTCCTACGATTTGGCTATGGCTCGGGGCACAACGCTCTACAACTTTACGGTGACTCTGATTGTTGGTCGGGTGGCTGAACGGGACGCACAGCGCAAACTGGACGCTTATGCGGGTAACGGGGAGCGTTCGATTAAGACGGCGGTGCAGTCGGATCGTCAACTTGGTGGGGCGGCTTTTGATTGTGTTCTCTCGGAAATGTCGTCGCTTGGTGCGCTAAACTTAGGTGAGCAAACATATCTTGCCGCCGACTTCAGTTGTAGAGTCTACGCAGAATAAAAATGGAGAAAACAAGAACATGGGTAAATTCGTCCTCACATCAGTTACCACGTCCATCAACGGGACGGACTTTACTGACCACCTTGCGGCGGTCACAATCGACCTGTCATCGGATGAGGTGGAGACGACTGCGTTTGGAGGTTCGGGTTTCCGTACTCGCGTCGGCGGCCTGAAGGATGGAAGCATCACGCTTTCGTTCCACAATGACTTTGGAACGTCGGGTTCCGAGGCTGTTGACTCAACCATTTGGTCACTGTTCAACACGGCTGCCACGGTGGTCGTTCGTCCGACTTCGGGAACTGTCTCACCGAGTAACCCGTCTTACACGGGTGTGTTCCTGGTATCGCAGGTTAACCCGATTAGCGGGAGCGTTGGAGATCTGGCCACACGCGACTTAACGTGGCCACTTGCCGGCACAGCGGGCCTCACCAGGGCGACTGCGTAACCATGAACCCCATTAACCTACTCATCAAATTTACTGATGAAACGACTCGTGAAGTTCGTGCTCTTGTTAGTGACCTTGCCGCGTTTGAGGAAAAGTTTGACAAGAGTGTTGCAGACTTTCAAAAGGGTGTGCGCCTAACTTGGCTTGTGTTCATTGCATGGCACGCCGAGTTTCGGACGAAGGCGACGGGGCTTGAGTACGAAGAGTACATGAACCTGGTGGAGTCGATTGAGGTCCCTGAAGTAAAAAAATAGTCGGACTCGGCGCGACTTCAGTTCATTGGACTTTGGCTGTGATTGCGTGCGAGACCGGAATCAGTCCGCGCGAACTTACGAAACTGTCGCCCAGAATGTTGTGGACTATGGAGAAGTATCTGACGGCTAAGCATCGCCCTCGCTCCTAGGCGGTAAACTTAGGTAGGGAGTCTTTGATGATTAAGTATGATGTGCAGGCCAAGGGTGTCAAAGAGATGGTCAGCAAACTCAAAGACATTGACGCTGATTTGGTGAAGGACTTGCGTTCTGATCTACGGTCAGAAGTGTCGTCCACGGCTTCTTCTATTAAGTCTCAGATTGGCGCGATGCCCGCGCCGTTGTCTGGCATGGCCGAACCGGGCAATAAAGCGTATTGGGGCGGTGTTAATGCAACGGTTTCTATCAGCTTGTCTAACACGAAAAAGATTACGCCTCTTCTTGCTATTCGGTTGAAGCCTAAGAAGGGTGCGCCTGGTTATTTGATTGCTGAGACTGCGGGTAAGAAAACGTTTGGTGTTACGCCGCAAGGTCAGAATCTTATTGCCGTTCTTACGGATCGCTTGGGGCCGATTCGCGGTAGTTCGGGTAACCGTATTGCGTGGAAGATGTTTAGCAGTAGGCGGGCTGAGTTGCGAAAGGCCGCTTTGGGCGTGCTTGATACTTATTCGCGCAAGGTAAGTGTGAGGTTAAACAAGTAATGGCTGGAATTAGTCTTGATATAGTCTCCAAATTTTCTGATGCTGGCATTAAGGCCGCCGAGGGTGGTTTGGGTTCGCTTGGTAAAATAGGTCAGGGTTTTGGCGTTGCTATTGGGGCGAGCATGGTGGCGGCGGCGGCTGGTGTTGTCGCTTTTGCGGGTGCTTCGATAAATGCGGCGGCTGAGTCTGAGGCTGTTACTCGAGGTCTTGAGAACGCGGTAAAGAACGCCGGTGCTTTTGGTTCTACTTCTGCCGAAATTGACAAGGTTACTGAGGCTTTTGATAAGGCTTCGACAACGTTGGCCGAGTATTCGGGTATCGACGATGAAGTTGTCAACGGCATCAAAACGGCGTGGCTTGCTGTGCCTGCGATTGCTGGTATGGGCATTGACGGTATCAATAACCTGGCGGTGACGGCTGCGGATGTGGCTGCTGGTACGGGCAAGGATATTGAGGGCGTGGCTAATGCTTTCTCTAAGGCCTTTGAGAACCCCGAGTCGGCGTTGGGCAAACTTGAGCGTGCAGGGATTTTTGTTACCGATTCTCAGAAGGCCATGTATGAGAGCATGGTTGCGAATGGTGACGCGGCTGGTGCTCAGGCGATGCTCATTGAAACGTTGGGCGCAACGTATGCGGGTGCGGCCGAGGCGGCTGCTAATCCGTTTGACCGGCTGAAGGTCATTTTTGAGAACCTGATGGAGACTGTGGGCGGCGCGTTGATGCCTGCTATCGAGAAAATCGTGCCTCTCTTTGCCGAGTTGATTGGTGGTCTTGCCGAGGATCCAGCTTTTCAGGCTTTTCTTGATGGCCTTGCTGAGGCTTTCGGTTTGCTGATGACGGCACTCGAGCCTCTCCTGCCGGTGCTGCTGGATTTGATGACGTCCTTGTTGCCTCCGATTATGACTTTGATTACGGCTCTTGCCCCGGTTGTTGTCAAACTTGTTGAGGCTTTCGCACCGCTTATTACCATGATTTTTGAGGCTCTCGGCCCGCTCATTGAGGGCCTCCTGCCTATCTTTATGGTTCTTATCGAAGACCTGATCATGCCTCTTATCCCGATTATCATGAGCCTGGTCGAGGCATTCATGCCTCTTGTAATGGCCGTGTTGCCGTTGGTCACCGGACTGCTTGAATTTCTCATGCCAATTCTTGTTTTTGTCGCTGACATTATTGGCAAAGTGCTTGTTTTCGCCGTAAACATTTTGGTTGAAGCCTTCAAGGCTATGGGGCCGATTCTGAAAAATGTGGGTGATTTCTTTGGCACAGTTTTTGGTGGCATCGCTGACTTTTTCAAAGGCTTTATCAATGGTCTCATCACTGGGTTTGAGTCATTCGTCAACTTTTTTATTGATGGCTTGAATATGCTCATTGGCCCTTTGAATGCTGTGCTAGATGGTCTTGCATTTGTTACGGGTGGCGCAGTCGATCTGAACATTCCTGAGATTGCAAGGGTGTCGATTCCTCGTCTCGCTGAGGGCGGTATCGTGATGCCGTCGCCTGGTGGTTCGCTTGTGAACGTTGCTGAGGCGGGTGAGGCTGAGGCGATTATCCCTCTTGACCGTATCGGGGGAATTGGTGGCGGGACGACTAACCACTACAACATCAACGTGACGGCGGGTGTTGGGGATCCGGCGGCTATCGGTCAGCAGATTGTGACGTATATCAAAAAGTTTGAGCGTTCTGGTGGCCCTGTGTTTGCGAGTGCCTGATGAGTGAGAAGTATTACTGGCAGATTTCGCTCGAGTCCGCGAGTGGTTTTACGTTGGACGCTGTGGACGGCACTGGTTCTTTGGATAATGGCAGACTCGGGTTCTTGAATATTCCTGTGGATGATTCACGAGTGAAGATTCGTTCTGTGTCCATGTCTGGTGGCCGTAATCGTGAGCTTGATAACCTTCCGCCGAGTACTGCAACGATTGTTTTTGATAACCGTGAAGGTCTGTTTAATCCAAACAATACTTCTTCACCGTATTTTGGCAGTATCTTCCCTGGTAAGCCTGTTTCACTCTTCTATTTTCGAGAAAACAGTCCGAACGGGTATCCGATGTTTTCGGGTGTTGTCACGGATTGGTCGTTTGATTTTGATGTAAATGGGGATGCAACTGCCACGCTGTCTGCTAAAGATTTGTTGGGCTTGCTTGCTGGTGTAGAAATTCCGCCCACTGTTGTACCCGAAGAGCCAACCGATCAGAGGTTTAGGCGTATTTGTTTACTTGCGGGATTGAATGATGGGCAGATTGCAACTTTCGGCTCTTATTCGGTCATGGCGGCGGGAACGATTGAGGGCGATGCTCTTGGGTTGGTTCAGCAAGCTGTTTTTCAAGAGCAGGGTTACACTCAGGTTGCAAACAATACTGTTTACTTTTTGTCTCGAAATGTTGTAGTGAACGCATACAATTATTTCTTTACCAATACCGGGATAACTGCACCGGGAGTTATTACCTATCCTTTTACGGGCCTTGCAATGGGTTACAGCGATGACAGTGTTGCCAATAGCGTCAGCGTGACTTCTTCTCTTGGGACCGCAGTTTATACTGACCCGGCTAAAGTAACTCAGTTTGGAAAAACCTCAAAATCTTATGAGGTGTCGTATTCAACTTTGGCTCAACAATTCGATTTGGCTGGTTTTCTTGTAAATACTTATGGTGCGCCCGAGTTCAGGCCAAACTCATTAGACGTTTCTGTTGATGACTTGTTACCTCTTACTGACCCGGCTACTCCCGGTTCTCAGCCGGGGGACGTGGCTCTTTCGTTTTTGAGCGCAGTAATTAACTACGGCACACCAATGCGAGTTCTTTTTGCCCCACCTGGCGGCGGCAATGAAATAGATCAGGATGTACTTGTTTCTTCTTGGAGTCATTCATCTACGCCCTCGGGGTACAATGTAACTATCGGTTTGGAGCCCAATCCTTTTCAAGATTTGTTTGTTTTGGATTCGGGTTTTGGAATTTTGGACACTAACAAGCTCGCATTTTAGGAGAACATTATGGCTGGTTTAGGTTATCGGGCGCACCATAAGTATTTACA